GGGGGATTTAAGATTTGATGTGTTTTTCATTGTATTTCTCCTTTCATTTCAGGCAGGGAGGAAAACCATGCCTGCGTTCTGTGCGAGAAGCACACATCTCCTTGGCGTAGCTTTGTATCCTTTCGTGGACTTATAAAACCTGCCGACAATCGAACTCTGCATAACCCCGATAGTCCCGTTGAAATCCATCACCGCACCCGGCATGATGCGGGTCATGTCCTTGTACTGGGGCGGATGCGGTTTCACGGTGAGCTGCGACACCGCAGCATCGCCGTAGGCCTCACGGAGCTCCTGCAGACTGTTGGACTTTTGCTCGATAGCCTTGTGTCGGTTTGTCGCAATGACCTTGCCGTCCAAAAGGTACTTCCGGTCAACCATTTGGCGGATACAAGTCTGCCGGTCGTGCCGACGGAACTGCTTCAGCCCAAAAGGACTGGTCGGCGCAGAGACCTCAATATCAGTGTCCAAGATGGAACAGGCGATACAATAGGCGTCCGTATAATGTTCCTTAGGCACGTTCTTGGCGATGCGGAAGCCCTTGGTGGACTTACCATCCGTGGCATAGACATCGTAGGGAGTCTCGCTTCCGAGATACTCCATGAGGTGCGGGATAATCTGGTTCAGGACACTCAATGCGTGGTACTTTTTATTCATACCGCCCTTGCGTGTGACCAGCTTCTCCGCCCACGCCTTGTCCTTGTGGACGAGGGCGTGATGCCTCTCGCAAAGCCCACACCGGTTTGCCAGCGTCTCGCTACCACCTTTGTGGCGTGGGACGACATGGTGATAATGGTCAATAGGCTTCTTACAGAACAGGCAATGTCCGTCCTGCTGTGCGTATACCGCATCCTCCACGGAACCCAGTCCGTACAGCGGACCCTGCTGGTATTCCCACCGATGGATATTGGGATTATCCATCGCCATGAAAGCAAAGCGGTTCAGTTCCACCACCACTTTTGTGATGGGCAGAAACTTTGCAATCTTTGCAATCAGGTTAATGTGGGTCTGCAGCAGATGGTTCGCCGTAGGTGTCAACCAACCCACAGGGCGGCTGCGGTTATTGAACCGCGCCTCCTTATTGCGGATATAATGACACACAACGGGCTTCTCGTAGCCGGGGAGCAGTCTCTCGATGGTGTTGCTTTCCACGGTAGTCCCAGCAGCTATCGCACGACGCTGGCGCTTCCTGCGCCGGTCCTGTGTACGATGCTGCCTACGAAATGCGGCACGCTTCTTCATCAAGAGAGGTACTTCCTTGTTGCGAGTCTCCAGATGTGCGGAGAACACGCAGGAGCCGTCCTCTTTGACGACAGCAACACCGATGTTTGTTCTGCCGGGGTCGATGCCAAGAATCAGGTCTTGGGTAACATCAGGGGTATCATAGTTCAACTGGATGGTAAACGGGGTGGTACAAACAACTCGTGCTTTCTTTTCCTTCAGGAGAAGGCGCACATAGCAATAGCGAGTTGTCGGCATCAAAGGTTTACCGTCTTTGTTTTGCACATAGACCATTGTCATGTGCGCTCATCTCCTTTCAGTAGTGTCTCGCCTCCAGAGGAGGCGGTAGTGTCTCCCTTGCCTCGGCGTATGCTTGGCAGAGCTGCGAGCTGGGAAAACCCGCAGGTGCATCCGTCTTCCCTACCTGAGAGAAAACTTACATACGTCGGTGTGGCTGTAGCTATAAGACTTTTTGTGGGAAACCCACATCAAATCTTAAATAGCCTTCTCATGATTTTTCTCCTTTCTTTTGACCGTCAGGCTTCGACACCGAACACCTTTTTGCAGATGGAATGAATAGCCACGAACTGTTCCTGAAGCTGTGCCGGCACGAGGGAGACGGAGAGACCGGCATCGCGCCATACACTTTGGCCTGCGAATGCTTTGTCCCACAGTTCTCCACGTTCGTGCTGGGCCTCCAAGAGCCTCTCATAGCGTTCTTCTTCCGTCTTTGCAGCGTCAATGTACTGCCGTGTGTACTCGTTGAAGTCTGAAATATTCATCTCCGTCTGGTCGGTGTACTCAAAGCGGGGATATTGGGAGTCGATGAAATGGGCCGCTTCTTTGGTGAGATTGAACCCCTTCATGTAGGTACTGCCATTATCGCCCCTGAGGAACAGCAGTGACGCCTGCCAATCACGGGAGACGATTTCGTAGATTTCAGTGATAACGTCGAGCAGATTTTTCTTCTGCTCTTCTGTCAATGAAATCTTCCGCTTCTGCGCCTCCTTCTGCAGAATCTGTTCCGCAGAGCTTTTGGCGCTATCCGTCATCGTAAAAGACGGCGTCCAGTCGTACATCAGAACACACTTATGGACGACGTTTGCGGCGATTGAAGCAAAAACAGGTCTGAGCTCCTCAACATCCTCTACAGACTTCTTGGCGAAGATGATGGCGAGCTGGCAGAAATCGAGCGAGTTGTAGACAGCGTCCACGAAGGACTTCCGCTGCACTTCCCGAATCTCACTGCCGAGCTTGACCAACTCCCCGATGTCGGTAGAGTTGATGCGCCAAGCGTCAAAGATTTTTGTGCTCATTTCAGGCACCCACCTTCCTTGAGAATGTCCATGACCTTCTCCAACACGGTCAACGGGGCGTTGAAGCCGAAGTCGCCAACGGCTCTGCGAAGAGCTATGAGCAATTCCGCCTGATGGTGATAGTCCTTGGCAGCCTGTTCCGTCTGATACAGCCGGTAATCTGTACTCCAGTACATGGAGTTCTGCTGGAAGTAGGGATTTCTGTTCGCATCTTCGGAAGGAGCCTTGTAGTATCGACAGTCTCTATTGTCTGTCAGCCACTTGGTTCCAACCTTGACCGTGACTTCATCCACCACCTTTCCGTGCCGCCGTTCGGCATTACTACCGATAATAGGCACGCGGTAGAGTCTCATCTCAACAGCCATTGTTCTTGCTCCTTTCTTCGTCCGTCAACCCGCCATCCACAGCCATGTCCGTCAGCGTATTGATGACGCTTGCAAGGCGCTGTGCGAACGGGGTGTTGGGATTCGATAACTCACTGCGGCGTTCCATCAGAATCGCCATAGCGAACTGGGCGTCATTGACGCTCTTCCCCCCTTCCACTTCCATAACAGGCCGGTCGGCATAAACCGACTGCAACGCGAATTCCATAGCGGAGATGACCTGTGCGATTGAGGGCGTAGGCTTACTCAAATCGCGGGCATATCCGCACCTGTCGTTCAGGTGGGTAGTCAGGGTGTCCCTGACCTTTCCCTGTACTCCCGTTATTTCCAGCAGTCGCCTCAGAGCGGCGTTGACGTCTTTTGCGGGCAACTTCTTACGGGGGTGGAACAACAACTCGTTCCGATACTGAGACAATGTGCTGTCAATAAAGTGCAGCGAAGATGTATCCATTTTATTCTCCTTTCTCTAAATCTGCTTGTAAGGCCCAAGTGTGATAGACAGGTTGTAGATATAATTACCACAACGCACACATTCGTCGTTCTTTCCCCACAGGCCGCTTGCTTTCATACCGCGCACGCTGCCTGTATAATGGATAGACGGGTGTGTATCGCACTCGTGCTGGGTAAGCTCCTTTTGTTTCATGCGTTTACTCCTTTCGTTTTTACTTGTTCTGAATATATAAAAAGACAGTCGTTCCCAAGTGAGAACAACTGTCTTGAATATGATGATGTGACTGAAAACGGAGATAAATCTCCTTATAAAAATATCTTCGTAATTATACTACTATACTACCACAATTCTTTATAATGTCAACGGAAACGGTACAAAAAAAGAAGCCCCCGAAAGAGCTTCTTTTTAAGTTAAGGTTATTTGTTCTTTGCAGTCTTATCGGCGATACCATCGAAGATGTTGCCAACAACACGGATTTCGGTGCCGAGCAGCTTACAAAACGGAACAAAATGTCCGTTGTCGTAAGCCTCGTCCATCAGCTCTGCTGCCGTTTTTGTTTTCAAAGACTCACTAACCAGCAGGCCAAAGGAACCATTTCGGAACACAACCGTGTTCTCGTTGAAGAGAGGAGTGGGGCGGAATCCTTCAAAGGTCTCCACGATGTCTCCTTCGAACACCTTAGCGCCGTCCTTGTCGATGATGCCGGTGTACTGCGTTACGGTATCCGCATAGACACCGCAAACGTCGCGGCTTTCAGCCGTGTCGGACAAGTACGTGTAGATGATGGCGAAGTCCTTCGGGCTATTATGGGGACGTGCGGCGCCCCCGTAAACCCAAATTCCCGGCAGTGGTGCTCCGGTTGCCATGCGAACTTTCTCGCCATGCCGCCGGACCTGACCACGAAACAGGATTTCTTTCATTGTTTTTTCTCCTTTCATTTTTAATGCAGTCCGTGGAGCTTTTTCCACTGGGCCTTGTCCATCCAAGGTCCGTCAAAGCTGTCGTCCACACACTCTGTTCTGAGACAGTTAGGGCAGACGAGACAGTCCACAGCCCGCCGGACACGACCGGTCTTGAACCGCACACCATGTTGGATGATTTCTTCCTCCTCCACGAAGTAGCTCGGTTCAAGCTCGCAGCCACAGGTGCCGCAGATGCCAAACGGGTTTGCATTGGACTCGTAGGTGCCGTTCTGTTTTTGGATATTCTCCTGAATCACTGCATGGTAATCCGTCGCCATCAGAACTTCACCTCCTCAAATTCAATGACCCATACCCACGGGTTTCCGGCCCACTTTGACAGGGCCTTGTGTTCGGGAATCGTGCTGTCCCACAGCTCGATAAACTTCTCCTGAAGGGACATGGTGTTCTCGCCGGAGGTACTGTCACAGGTGAGGCCCTCCTTAGTGAAGTCCTCGTCCTTCATGTCATTCAAATGTTCCAACCGCACATCCGTCACACGCAGGAAAATGCGTGCCGCCTCTTTGGGCATATGAATGGACGGTGTCCAGTGAATGAGGGAACTCACCTCAGGGGAGTTTTTCAAATCCTCATCCGAATAATCGGCCTTGTAGAGCCAGCGGTTGAAATCGCAGGCACAAGTCGTCTCACGGACATACAGGATATCGCCCTTATCAAACGGGGCGCGAAAGCTGCGAATGACGGTATTCTCATCAGCGAAAGCGGCCACGAGACGTCCGTCTCCGTCGCGATACAGTCCATCCGCTCTCTTTCCTGCGAAGTGGAATGCACCACGGCGAGTCACTGTCTTGCGACCCTCCCGGATGGCTCGAACCATCTCTCCGTTGAAGATAATGGGCTTGGGATTTTTGTCCTTAAAAGCATCGGGGTCAAAGTGGACACCGGCTTTCTCGCGCAGTTCCTTGCAGCGAGAGCCACGATAGATGTCTGTGTCGCACTCTTTGACAGGACAATGTGAGAGGCAGATTCGCCGCTCATAAGGTTCCTTTCTGGGCATATGTTTTTCTCCTTTCTTTTCCGGGGGGGTCACTCATATTCCTGACAACAAAGGTCGTAGACCTTATGCAGCGCAGCCAACGCCGCCTCAGGAATATCCTGAGTGTCCATGTCAAACCATTCGCCGAGCAATCCGGTAACATCTCCAAGGAACAGGAACTCGTCGAACACTTCCGACGGCGTACCGGAACCTTCTTTGCTTACTTTGCGCCGCTTATGTGGTGAAGTTCCGCGACAGGCATCCAGTGCATCCTGCAGGAGCGATACCGCACCCTTGGGAATTTCACCGGTATCCATTTTCAGCCAATTTGCCAGAGTCTCGATAACATCATCGAGGAACACATAATTGCACTCGCAGATAATTCTCGCCATCTGCAAATGTCGAATTGCGTCCGTTGGGATGTCGGTAATGTCATACTCGGTGAGCTGCTTCTTCAGGCTTTTTACGACCTCATCGCGGGACAAAACTTTGTTTCTTCCCATGTTACTCTCCTTTCTTTTTTTTGCGGATTTCAACTGCTCTGCCTCAGTGTATCAGGCACGGCACCGAAGCTCTGCGCGGCTGGGTAGGCGGGAGGGAAGGGGATAGCCCCTCCTCTCGCTACCTGAGCCACCACGAGGGTGCTAATGCCGCCAGAGGGCGTTCTGTATTGCTGAACGCTTGGCGTGTAGAGAAACCCATCTACCGCTTGTCTCACGGTCATTGTGGGGTATTTTGGCGCCCGCCAACGATGCTCCTTAGAATAGTAGATTTCCCTGACCCGACACGTTGCAACTGTGACGGGAATGAGGGGATTGTCTACCGTATGTTCACACACGATGGCGATAGATGTCTTTCCAATTCTGGAAGCATCCTCCACCATGCGCTGGAGCGCGAGTCTCTGACCATAAGGCATTGCGGCATTACGATGCTTCACCTCAAAGAAAACATACCCCTTGTCGTGATACTCAATGAGTCCGTCGATGTCGGTAGGATAACAGTTACCCTTGTTTTCAATAGTCATGCCCGTGAAGCTGACGAGCTGTTTCATCCTTGCGGGAAATCTAATGTAGTCCTTCCTCACGGGAGCCTCCTTTCTGCCGGCATCCCCCTCAGCGGGGGATGCCTTTGCCGTTTTTGAGCATGGAAATGACTTTTGCGGCCAATAAATCGTCGGCCACAAACTGGTTATAGCCGTTTTTCAGACCGTTGCTGGAGGAATCCTCTGTATTCTTGGCATAGCGGCACATGGATTTGTCGGAAATAGGTCCATAGCAAGAGTGCTCGGTTGTTACATAGACGCAACTCTCTCCGCAAGTCACGAAGCCAGAGCAGCCGCGCTTCTGTCCGTTGACTGTGATGTTCTTCAGGTGCGTGGTAATGTCCATGCCCATCTGTTCTGCCAGAGAGGTAAGTCCGTTTTTCAGCTTTACAGAAAGCAACATTCTTACACCGCCTTTCTTTCTACCCAGACATCGCCCAACTTGGCGCACTCGCCGTGGTAAGGGCAGTCGTGATAGGTTTCGCAACCCTCATCAACGAAGGTCTGGCAGGTGCCACAGTCCAAATTGTGATGCAGAAGACGCCGGATAACATCCCGCGCATTTTCGGCCTCTACCGCGAGGTAGGAAAAAGCTCTCGCCTTGACGCTTGCATCGTACTCATCCGTGTAGTAGAGGGAATACGCACAGAGAACCTTTGCGCCGAACACACGGCGGCACTCCTCATCGGAGAGCATTTCACCGGCAAACGGGAAAAGACCGCGTCTGCCTCTGAACTGGTTGCTGACGTGTGTGTGCGCGTTCTTTACCAACTCAACGCCCACGCGAGCCTCATCCAGTGTGTCGAAGGACAACGCACACACATCCACAAGAGAGCTTTCGCCGATAGGGGAGTGGCTCACAAAAAGCATCGCGTATCTTCTGCTGGGAAGGGTTGCAGTTCTCGCTGCATCCTCGCCTTCGAGACACACGTAACGCGCCACTTTGTCGTCCCACACATACTTCTCACAGGAGATGCAGGTGTTCTCTGCCTTATCACATCCGGATTTCGACGCAACGACCTTCAGCTCGGCTGCTTTTTTTTCTGCCTCACACTTATCCACAGCGGCAAAGCACACTTTTCGTCCCTTTTCCTCATCGAAACGATAGTGCTCACATAACGCACAGGAACCAGCAGGCTTTTCACAGATATATGCCATATTTTTCTCCTTTCTCCCAGCCTGTGTTAAGGTCTTATGGGAACAAAAATGTAGTGAATATATAAAAAGACAGTCGTTCTCAAAAGAGAACAACTGCCTTGAATGTGATGATGTGACTGAAAACGGAGACAAAGCTCCTTATAAAAATATCTTCGTAATCATACTACTATACTACCACATTTCCTCATAATGTCAACGGTTTCGACGCAAAGGAAAAGAGCCGCACAGCGGCTCTTTTTTTAGGCTTGTTGTTCACGCTTCTACGTAAACTGGTTTAAGATACTGTGCGCTGAGAAATTTGCCTCGCAAGGAAGAAATCTTTGCCTCAGCGACTTTCTCACTGATAAACCTCTGAGCATCATCCACGGAGGACGTGTACTGGAGGTTGTTCTTCACGGATTTCTTCACATACTTCCCTGCGTATGCCTTTTCCGTACACATAACGACATAGGGCCGAGGCGCCGTCATCTTGCGCGTTACGGTCTTGAACTCAAGTCCCATTACGCTGATAACCTCTCCCATTGCTGCCGTAGCTGCTTCCGCAGACGGGTAGTGAATGGCATCTCTGACATCCTTTGTGAAATGCACAGTTATTCTTCCAATCACATTATCAAACGCACGCACATAGCCCGCGTTGCGCTTTTGAACTACAAGCGGACCCTTTACATCCCGCGCTCTGGCAGGTCGCAGGCGCTCGCCGCGCTGTGTTCCGCTGAACGACATGAAGATGTAGTGGTCCTTGTGTTCTTTTACCAGTTCCCGTGCCTCATCCAGCCAGACTTCCAGCTCATCCGTTGTTCTGACATACCTCCACAGCAGATGGTCGCCGGACGTATAGGGCATCAGCCCTACATTCAGGTCGTTGACGCCGGGATTGGCGGCGAGGATGTCCTCCAGCGTGGCGGCATCCTTTGCGGCGCGAGCAAACCATTTCCGTGCCTGAGAGCAAGTGACCCACTTGCTGTTCATCTTCCAGCACTCATCATCGGTGTCGGGGAAGGTGGTATTCACCTTCGCCACAAATTCGTCCTCAGGAAGTTCCAGAAGATTGATTCCTCCCAGCAAGAACCAGTGGCGCTCGCGAACCTCTCGCGGCTTGAAATTCCTGTCGTAGATAAACTCGGAGCAGTTGTTGCTGCCACCCAAGGCAAGGGGAATGATACCACGAGTTGTCTTGATGAAAGAGCGGGCATCAATGATAGTGTATCCCATTTTTACATCTCCTTTCTTACATCTCGCCATCCTCGGCAGCGGTTATAATACCGAATCTGAGGTTGTTGTTGATGTCGTAGATACTTAATCCGCTATCAAAGTCCTTGCGGAGCTGCGTCGCAGCGGCCTCTACGGAGTCTTCGCCGTACTCAAACGTCTCGGACTCGACGCAGGCCGCCACGAGTTCCTTCAGCTTTTCGCGGGAAGTCGTCGCAGAAACCAGACGCATGGAGTCTGTTGCTTTCCAAGCGTCACAGGCAAACACGATGAAGATAGGATTACTCATTTTCGGCTTGCTCCTTTCTTCTTCCAACGGTGGCTGCGGGGTACGGTGTGGCCCGCTTGTTGTTGCTGTCCATGATTCGCATAACATGGACAAGCATCTCGGAATATGCCCTGTGCATGGTTTCATACCGCGCACGCCATGTATTATCATCATTGTCGTTCACGCGAGCACTCAGCCCCATGCTGTAGTACAGCGCGGCGTCGATGTCTACCAGCTCCGCTTCAGTCAGGTGGCAGATATAGGCTCCCAGCTCATTGACAGAAACTGCCATCGGCTGCTCGCACAGTGCTGTGCTTGGGCGGCTCGTGCTCGTGATGAGTACATGGGAGGGCTGCTGCATCTTTGGAGATGATGTCGTAAATACGACCTCCACTACACTGCTGTAGCGGTTCAGGTCATCCGAAGATACAACGATTGCGGGACGATGTCCTCTGATAACAGAGCTATTGGAAGGATGTCCGTCTTTATCGCGGAACTGACTTCCTTCCGGGGCCCAAGGGGAAAAGATTTCGATTTCTTTCGCATTGACCCAAAATACATCGCCCCTGCGGATATTTCCATTTCTACCCATAGATTCTTGTCTCCTTTCCTTCAGAATTGGTTACACACGACGGAATGCCGAAAAAAGACAGAACCGCTTTAAGCGGCTCTGTCTCCATGCAGTCGATATGACACTGTTTGTTTTCGTAGGGTGCCTCGACATATTCTTCGCCAACTTCAATGGGTTCGTGGCAAATGCAGCATTCGCCGGCGTAACGAATTTTCTTTTTTACTTTCACAATGAATTTACTCCTTTCTTTCAAGGCCGTTGGCCTATTGTTGCGATTGCTTGCCGACGCCGTCTTTCACAGAGTTTTCGCTGCTCTTCGATAGCTTCGCGAGCCTCCGCAATACACTGCTTCGCACGCCTATCCTGTTCAGAAGAGAAAGATGCGTAGCGCTCGGAGTAGACGGAATCCATACGCTCGGCTCTCTCAATTAACTCATACAGCGGTGTAGACATAGCTTCTCCTCCTCGTTTATTGAATGTTCATGCCTACGGCGCGAGGACCTTCTTTGGACCAAGTTTCCTTGAGCCAGTGATAGGTGATTGTGCTATCTTCAGGACTCTTGTCTGGATAGCAGGGAAGGTATGCTGCGGAGTACAAATCTCTGCATTGACTGAAATACACATGATTCCAGTCAGCCCACACATCGCCAAGAGAGCGGATAGCTCGCTTGAACGACCGAAAGCTCTGCGGCGTGTGAACTACGATGGCATTTGCTCCGTTCCACTTTCCATTCCACATCATTGCACTTCACCTCCCTGATACGTCGGGCGGCTGCGTCTGTTACGGAACGGAGGCATCACCGGTGCGGTGTAGCTGGTCAGCTCACCCGTCATTTTGACAGGCACACACTGGAGCAATCCGCGCTGTTTTCGATACTGGTGAGCCAAGTTGTTGCGAGCCTGTTTCTCAGAAACCGCCATAGTCGTCCCGCCCCACTTATTTGTGGTAATGTCGTCATAGACACGAACGGGGCCGAGATAGCTGAAAACCATTTTTGCCTGTGCCATTATGTTTTCTCCTTTCTTATTGTGTTTGTAATGTAAAAAAATATATAAAAAGACAGCTATCCCTGTCTTGGGATAACTGTCTTGAATACTTGGTGTGACTGGAAGCGGAGATAAGTCTCCTTATAAAAATATCTTCGTAATTATACTATTATACTACCACAATTATTTATAATGTCAACAATGGCAGAGAAAAAAGAGGCGGCTTTCGCCTGCCTCTTTTTTTACCTTATTTCGGAGTATTGTGCCATCCAGCAGTCGCAAAGGGCTTCCGCTACGACCTCACTTCTATCGTTATCGTCAGAAATCATCAGGATTGAAGAAAGGGCTGACCGCATACCTTCATCAAGCGTGAATTCCATCTCGTTTCCACTTTTATTTGGGACATTTGTTCGAGCAAGCAGCGTCGAATATTTCGTATAATCAGGGGAGATGAAATAGTCCACAGCCGTGTCAAGGCCAATACTCAGCATCATAAGATTGCCGGTCGTTCCCATTGGTTCTTTCTTTCCGGACTTCTTCTCCGGTCTCATAAGAGTTCCATTCTTGTCAAAGAATATTGCCCTATCTGACTTTTCAAATGTGTCTACAGGAACGCTAAAGCATCTGATTGCCATGTTCTTAAAAGGAGCACTGGCGTCTTCGCCGAACAGTGAGGAAGCATTACAGCAGTCATTTTCCATCTTCTCGTTAAGCCTCTTTATATAAAGCCCCTGAAAATCAATGGGAGCACCTGCGCTGTCCGCGTATACGTAGTTTTCTGGCTTTTTGCCGTCTGCCGTTTCCCTTACCATGTACTGCTCGTACTGCTTGCACATTTCTTTAATCTTAACTTGTATCCGCAAGGAATCGGAAAACGGAACTGCTGAGATTTGGGAGAAAAGGGAGGAGTAGTTGTGAGGGAGGTGGATGGGCGCACACTCATCTCCGAATAAGACTTTTTCGCAGGACTTGTCAAGGAAAAAGTATGAGGTTTTGTAAAGACCTTCAACAGACGCATAAAACCCTTCAGGCAGCCGTCGAGTCTGCTTGCCGTCTGTTGGAGGCGAAATGCGTAACTCAAACGGTCCCACAGAGGTAAGCGCACCGTCCTCAGGCTCCTTGAGGCGCGACATTTTAGTTGCGTCCATGCCGATTTCTGCGCCAATTTGCTTCACATTCCATTCTCCATAGACACCCGGCATTTTGGTAATGGCAAACAGCTCTTCGTACACTCTCGCGGAAACAAGCCTGCGTACCAAAGTGAGCTCATCGCTGAATTCGGCATATATTCCGAGCATTTCCTTGTAATTCAATTTTTCCGACTTCTCGGCGGAAGAGAACCGCGTATTGAGTTTTGTCGCCCATTTATTGCAGTCGATATATGCGTTGACTGCACTATCCTTTTTTCTCATTTGTTTTCCTCCTTAAAGTGTTCAAGTCTTTCGGAAAACTTTTGTAGCGCTTTTCTAAACTCAATCTTGCAGGTGGTTGACATGAAATAATAGGCGGAAACAATATCTTCTGTCGTAGAGTTTTTCGCATAAAGTCGCATTGTGCTTGGCATCCCCATGAGCCAGTGTAAAGAGACGCCAAAGGCAGCCGCTATATGCGGCAGAATTCTTTCGTTGCTTGTGGAGCAGGAGGGCCTCACCAACATGATATTCGCCAACTCGTGAATGACATCCTTTTGTTTATCATCTAATTCAAAATTGCCTTTTCCGGACTGAATCAATTCATCCAAATCGAGAATATCCTGTCGCTTAAATGAACATCTATGGGAAAAAACGTACTGTACTCGCGCAGAAGGGCGCAGCAATAAGCTGCGTTTTTTATCATCCCAGAATTGATGTATCCACATCGTATCAATCATGCCGAGAGCTGACTCTCTTATGCATCCGTCTCTTATCGTTTCTGGAAAGCTATCTACAAGATTATAGACTTCTTGAACATCTGGCGGTAGGCTACTGAAAGCTGGAAAGTTTTTATCTCCGAATCGAATCATTTCTTCGTAAGATATGTCCAACTCGGCAAGAATCCGAAAAACGATTTGCCAGTTAAATCCCTGCCAGCCTATAAATCGCTGTGTTTCTCCGTTTGTAACGGGAGTTTTATCAAATAAAATGGCTGGCAGCTTTTCTTCTGGACAATTAAGCTGTTCGGCTAACCGCAGCTTTTTCATTTCTGCCCTGTATGGCGTGGTGTCTGTGATAATGTTGTTTACTCTTGCCATGTCGCCTGCATTCTCCGCAATTCTTAATTTGCGGAGGAGCAGGACTATAGAGGTATAGACAGTTGTTGAGACGTTTTCTCCGTACCTTATATCGTCTCCAGCTCGTGCCGGCTTTGTTGGATTTGTTCTTTTATAAATAGCACTCATTTTCTTGATGCCTCCTTTGCGGTATTGTCGGTCTCCTGACCTCCCGCGATTATGGAATCGACCATTTTGCAGGAACCTTTTCCTCTGTTCAAAAGTGTCTTTGCGTCCTCCTTTGCCTGTTCGTACTCAGCGGGGTATGCCATCATAAGGGTCATATATCGGTTCCATCCGGATTGTTCTGTGCCGAGGAAATCTCCGGCACCTCTAATGCGGAGGTCCGCCTCTGCAATTTCAAACCCGTTATTGGTCTGTACCATGGCGTTCAGTCTCTCCATCGCAGCCGGCGTGGGCGACGCGCCTGCTTCCAGCACACAATAGGACTGTACGCTGCTCCGCCCTACACGCCCTCTCAACTGGTGCAGACTGGAAAGCCCGAAACGGTCCGCGTTTACAATGACCATCATTGTCGCGGTAGGGACATTTACGCCAACCTCCACAACGGTTGTACTGACAAGTACATCTACTTGACCTTCCTTGAAGCGTGAGAGAATGTCCTCCGTTTCTGTCTTTCCCATCTTGCCTGTTACTGTTTCGATACGGACGCCATACGGTTCCAGAACAGAACGGTATTCTGCGCTGACTTCCTCGACAGACTGTACGCCTTCCAGCTTCTCGCTTCTATCAATAAGCGGACAGACAACATAGGTTTGATACCCCTTTTGTTTCTGCAGCAGAATGAAGCGAAAGATTTTTTCTTTACTTGTGGCAATACCGGTAATAACCGGAAGACGTCCGTCCGGCATCGTTTTAATGGTGTGGAGTTGCACGGTATCCCCATAAATTACCTGAGCCAAACTGCGGGGGATGGGGGTGGCAGACATAGTAATAGAATGAACACCGCCTGAAGCCTTTTCGATGAGCGCTGTACGCTGGTCAACGCCAAACTTGTGTTCCTCATCCGTTACGGTTAAGGCAAGATTTTTATACTCTACATCTTCTCCAATGATGGACTGTGTTCCAACAATGAGCTGTGCCTTGCCTTCCTTGATGACGGCCAAGGCTTTTTTCTTTTCGCTCGTCTTCAAATCGCTGCCAAGCCAAACAACACTTACGCCAAACGGTTCTGCCAGAGCAGAGAGGTCCTCGTAGTGCTGACGCGCCAACACCAGCGTTGGGGCCATCACCGCTGCCTGATACCCGTTCTCGGCCATAGTCATCATAAGGCAGAATGCAACGATACTCTTTCCACAACCGACATCGCCCTGCACAAGCGCGTTGATGCGATGCCCGTCTGCTGCAAATTGAGTCATGCTCTCAATCGCGTCCATCTGGTCTTTTGTGAGAGAATAGGGCAGGGACTTCTTAATCTCTTCAATCCAACCGTTTGTTTTGACGGAGAATTGGCTACCTTTAGAAATCTTTCGTGCGGCCCATTCGTTAGCCATAGCAAAATATACGAGGTCTTCCTGAAGGAGCCGGGATTGCCCGTCCTTAATATCCTGCTCGGAAACGGGGAAGTGCAGCTTCTTGAGTGAAGTCCAAAGGCTTGAAAGACCTTTTTTGTCGAGGAAATCATTGGGAAGCGTTTCAATAAGTCCGATAGTTCTGTCGGAAGCCTCCTGAATCTTTTCTCTCAGGTAGGCATCGCTCACGCCTCCGATTTGAGCGTACACAGGACGAATGCCCGGTGCCTGCCCATAGGCAGGCTCGAAAATCTCCGGTGCCGTCATGGTGTAGTTGTTGTATTTCTCGCTGTATCCGACCTTTCCGGCCACATAAACCTCCTGCCCTGTGCAAGTGGAAATCTTGCGGAAAAGGTAGTTTTGCCGGAACCATGTAATAACGAGTTTTTCTCCGCTCGGAAGCACCGTGCAGTGTGCGATAATCATAGGGACATGGGAGGAAGTCTGCACATAAGAACCCTTATAGCGCAGTTCTTGGCCGAAGGACTTTACTTCGTCTACACGCACAAGACAAGCCTGCTCCGCACCATCTATGAGATGCGTTGCAAGCTGCCGGTAGTCCTTATAGCTTTTTGGGATATAACGCAGAAGGTCTTCTGCTGAGTGGATACCTTTTTTCTCGAAACGCTTTTCCTTTTGTGCGTTTACTCCAATGACGGATAGCTTCATGTATATTCTCACCTCCGTTTGGTGGGAAAAATGTCAGGGTGTCGGGGTGCTTTTCGTGAACTACTCGGCAATAAATCACCGAGGATTCTTGCTTACTTCTTATAAAGAGGGCTTACACACCCTTATTATAAACACGAACATAAAATTTTGTCAAGCGTATTAGAGAGAAAATTTACAGGATGTCAACCCTTCTTCTTTTGTATATTCGTTATTATTGCCAACTACTTTTCGTAAAATACAGCTTGCTTTAGTTTGTGCAGAACGCTTCGCGGCGTATAAACTCGCGGTATAGCTTTTTTTACTGATAATTAGACTTGACATTTTTATATGTTCGTGTTAGTATAACAGCGTGGACGGGGCAAGAAAGGCTCGTTCGAAGGGCTTGTACCTAAAATGACAATATTCTTGCGATTGTAAGAATAAGCGCCTAAGTTGCCCGTCCCGTTTTCTTCTTTCTTTATTTACACTCATAAGCACAATAAAGTCAGCTCCCTGAGGGAAGTGTGAGGGAGCTGCTTCGACTTTCGCGTTGTTCTCTATGCGGGGAGGTTCTGGCGGTTCGAGTCCGCACGACGCGCCCTCTGTTTTCGCTGCTTCTATCTTTGCCTCCGTCTTTTTTAACGAGCAGCGGACACAGAAACATCTCTCAATATGATAGCGTAGCATAACTGGTAATGCCGTACCTCTCTCACAGGTAACGATATGTTGGTTCAACTCCAGCCGCTATTGCCAGCCGGCGTTCTACCCACCCCGCCGACATCAACTCTCTTCGGCGCTGGCGGCCTCCGTGCAGACGGGATTACACGTGATAAGCGGAGGCTGCCAGCACCACCAAAATGCTGGTGTAGCTCAGTAGGCAGAGCGGCGCACTCGTAACGCGCAGGTCGTGGGTTCGACCCCCACCGTCAGCTCCATTCCATACTCATTCTCCTTCAAGTGAAGCCCCCGTGTAACAGGTCTTTTGAAAAGTGCTTTCAGCCTCGTTGTGCGGGGGCTTCACGACTATGCTGATGTAGCTCAGTTGGCAGAGCGGCGGATTTGTAAACCGCAGGTCGGGGGTTCAAGGCCCTCCATCAGCTCCATTAAAACCATGTGCTTTTGTGGTGTTTTTATATGCGCGGATGTCGTCTAATTTGGTGAGACACCAGCCTTCCAAGCTGGTCATTGCGGGTTCGAGTCCCGTCGTCCGCTCCAAGGACACCGTAAAGTGTGTCCTTCTTCTTTATCTGCTTGTTTGTCCTGTGTTTTTCGGACAACATCGGCGAGCGCAAAAGTCGCCTGAAGCGTGAGAAGCGAGCTGCCTGTACCTGTTTTGCGGGCGGTGGCGTGATAAGGGTGAAACTCTGCGTTTTCAGTAGCCGAAAGCAGATGAGCAAAAGTCTCTGCGAACGCCTGCATGGTTCGCGGGACAAGGGAAGCCGGAAAAATAAGTAAACGCGGGCCGAGCGCAGAGGTTGTTGGCGTATTCCAGACGTAGATGCTGCCTTTTATGCTGTGCTTGTTTGCGTGGGGTCCGGTGTTCTCGCAGTCTGGATGGTTGCTGCGAGAGGTGCCAAAACTTAATTGCGAAAGGACGGAGTTCTATGCCAACTACATTTCAAGCGTTTAAGTATCGCATTTACCCGACTGATGAGCAGGTCGAAATCATCGAGAAGACTTTCAAGTGTTGCCGGTTTGTGTGGAACCATTTCCTTGAGCGAACCTCCAAAATCTATGACCGTCGGCAGGAAAAGATGACGACCTTCGACTGTATGAAGGTTCTCACGGAGATGCGGGAGCGCTGGCCTTGGCTTGCGGACTGCGGCTGTACGGCAGAGAGATATGCCATCATTGATTTGTTTGAGGCGCGAAAAGCGTTCTTCCGCCGCATTAAAGCGGGGGAGAAGCCCGGTTATCCCAAATTTAAGGGCGCGTCCCATCCGACCCAGAGTTTTACGACCGCTGGTACTATCTATGTGACGGACGATTACATTCAAGTTCCGTTTGGAGGACAGTATCAGAAAATCAACAAGCTCAGGCGAGGGACGGGGCGCCCCATCGAAGGGTCTCCCCGCGAGGTCACTATTTCTCGGTCTGCTACCGGAAAATACTGGGCATCTGTCTGCTGTAAAGTAGAGCGAGACACGCTGCCTATTGTGGACGGCGAAGTGGGCATCAGTCTCGGCCTGAAGGAGTTGGCTATTGACAGCAACGGCGTTCACTATGAGAACCCGAAGCATCTGAGCAAGTCTGCAAAGCGGCTGGCCCGTGAGCAGCGGCGTCTATCCCGTAAGAAAAAAGGCTCTGCCAACTACGAGAAGCAGCGGCGCAAGGTAGCCGGCGTCCATGAGCATATTGCCAATCAGCGCAATGACTACCGGCATAAAATCAGCCGTGAACTTGTCAACGCAAACCAGCTTATTGCCGTTGAGAAGGTGGCCGTTAAGCCCTTAGTTGAGGGCAATGAGCAGGCTAAAAGCATCCTCGATGCCGGCTGGTCTGAACTTACCGGTATGATAAAGTATAAGGCGGACTGGGCTGGACGCACGCTGGTGGATGTAGATACCGCCACCGTAGCACCGGAAGCAAAGCATGACGAGGCGCTGGCACAGGTCGTGCTGTCCGAAGGTCAGCGCATGGCCTCCGAGCAGAATCCTGCCTAAAGCCCTATGGCGAGCAAATAAAGTGTGCAATGATTGCACACATTGCCAAGGAAATAAAAACGAGTACGGACGGTATAACCGGAATTAACGCCTGTGGAGATGCATGGTCGTCGTGGAAGCAGGAATACTCTGTTGGCTGGTTTGTTATGTGAGAGGTGGCGACCAGCACTTTCTGGGAACTGAATACCTGTGCTGGGTATACACCACCCTGAAATAACAGGGTTTTACCATTCGTAATTATAGTTCTTCCCTCCGCTGTGTGGAGCGTTTTGTCGAAATGACAAAACATTCCTCTTAAATTCTTAAAAACAAGAAAGGAAATAAAGAATATGGAACCTTCTATCAACAGGACTCTCACCGTCAGCGTCGTCAGCTATGGCGTCGTATCTGTCGTCAATGGAGTCATCAACGTTGACAACCAGAACCCCATCGAGTTTCCCGCCGTGCTGGACGAGGCGTCCGCTGCCAAACTGCTGAAGAGCAGATACGGCGGCAAGCTGTTCCCCGTGGATGCGAACATCGTCGTGTCTTCCATCCGGCATGAGAAGTGGAAGTTCTCTATGGACCTGAGCCAGTTCGTTGCTACCGCTGCCCGCAGCCGCGTGGATGGAACCGAGTCCGGTGCTGATGATACCCCCGCAGAGGACGTTCCCGCCGCCGAGCCTGCTGCTCCTGCGCCTGAGACGGCACCCGCTGCTTCTCCTGCTATCCCCATGCCTCTGGTCTCTGAACCTGAGGAGGATTTTGCGCCTGTAGCTCCCGAAGCGCCTGCTCCCGCCGGTGGTTTCGCTCCTGAGACTCCCACTCCTGCACCTGCTGCTCCCGCCAAGGAAGTTCCCTATGGTGGTAACTTCAATTTCCCCTCTGACTTCGGTAGCGACTTCGGTTCCGGCTTCTTCGGTGGGTAATCTCCGATGGATGCCGTAAACGTTGGCCGTGGATGCCTTGATTGCATCAATAAGGAAACTCCGACGAATAAAGAACCCTGTAAGAGCTGTTCCCGCTGGAATAGGTGGGAACCTGACGAAAAGTGTAAGGAAAAGATGGAGGTCAAAGCCGCCCGTGAAAGGACAAAGAAATGAGTAATACCAAGGCATCTGAAAAGCCCGTCGTCGTATTTATCAGTAATGACAACGATACCGTCATTGGTGTGATGGTCATTAAGAACGACGATGAAAACCTGCAGAACAATCTCGAAATCATTGAGAAAAACTGGGTTGCTGCTCGTAACGAGTTGCTCCAGCGGGCTCGTGAGGACGATAGCATTGAAGCAGACGAGGACGAGCTTCACATCGCATTCATCGCACACGAGTTGGGGATGTTCGACGAGCCCTATGAGACTATCGACATCTCCGGCGTTTACTCCGTTTCCAATGGGAATGTGGACCGCATCTAAGTTGGCCTTGGAAACACCCACACAGCGGCGCAGGCCCTTATCCGGCGCCTGCGCCGCTTTTCACTGAAAATCTCAAAAACGAGTACGGACGGTATAACCGGAATTAACGCCTGTGGAGATGCATGGTTGTCGTGGAAGCAGGAATACTCTGTTTGCTGGTAGTCACGTGAGGGGTGGCACCAGCGCTTTTGGGAACTGAATACCTGTGCTGGGTATATACCACCCAGAAATAACAGGGTTGTATACCACAAATTGGATAGCGAGTTCAACTTCGTTCGGTATATACCACCCAGAAATAACAGGGTTATATACCATTGCAAATGAGCTCTTTTGCGGTCTTGAGGGTATATACCACCCGGAAATAACAGGGTTGCATATAAATAAGATAGTCTACAGGAAGGAGGGCGCTTAATGGCCTCGAAAAAGATATATAGTTCCCCTGAGCTCTATGAAGATAAGCTGGTGCGCGTGATGGCGCGTCTTGGTATTGAAGTTGGTGACTACAACTACGACTGGAGTCGTCAGGAATGTTGGGTCGAGTTCAGATACAAGGGGGAGTATTATCGCTTTTCTCACAGTGTAAAGAACGCTCAAGAGCACGGTATCTCCCTGCAGTACGGCTCCGATGCCTTTGCACAGGTCGTGCTCTCTTTGGAAGACCTCGCCCGTATGGTCGAACGAGGCATCTACGACCTGTCTACATGGGTGGCCGGCATGAAAGCCCTGCCGAAGCGCTCCGAGTCATTAGATGCCTGCTTTATTGCTCTCGGTTTCGTAGAGCCGCCAACATCCAAGGAAGAAATCACACTCCACTATCGGCGGCTGGCAAAGGTATATCACCCTGATGCCGGCGGCGATAGCTGCTCATTTGATGCGCTATCTAACAACTACACAAAATGCATGGAGATGTTCGAGGAGGCTGCCGAGAAGTAATGTATATGTCTCAGAAAGAGTTCAATGCAATGATGAAGAAAAACCCCCGCCTCCGTGTTCACGGTGCAAACAACACACGCGAACATCGTTCCAAGGCGAACAAGGCGGCAAAATATAGGAACGTAAAGGTTTATGAATACGCCGATGGGCTGGCATTTTTCGGTAAGCCCCGCAATAGTGGTGAACTCCCTATCGCTGTCTATGACAGTAAGAAGGAGTACCACCGCTGGAAAGAGCTTCAGATTCTGGAGCGCGGCGGACATATCCACGACCTTCGCCGGCAGGTGCCTTTGACCATCATTACCGAGTTCGAGTATCGTGGTCAGAAGGTCTCCGGTATTACTTACAAAGCCGACGCCGTCTATGTGCGCGACGGCAAGTGTGTGGTAGAGGACGTGAAGCCCTTCGATACCACAACGCAGAAGTATCGAACTACAAAGGATTTCAACCTCAAGTGGAAGCTGCTCAAGGCTGAATATCCTACTTGGTCTTTTGAAATCTATTAAAAACGAGTACGGATGGTATAACCGGAATTAACGCCTGTGGAGATGCATGGTCGTCGTGGAAGCAGGAATACTCTGTTGGCTGGTAATCATGTGAGAGATGATACCGGCACCTTTGGGGAACTGAATATGCCTGTGTCGGGTATATAGAACCCTGAAACGACAGGGTTGTGTATCACAGAATAACTGCGGCAGCGGCATATATGGCTCTGAAACAACAGGGTTGTATACCGCATAAAAAAGGCTATGGTGTGTAATACCCTGAAATAACAAGGTTGTGTACCCCATAACATATTGTTTCTGAAAGTGGTGGACGGCAAGTGAAAAATCTGAGCAACATCCGGTGGCGAGTTCATCTGTACCCCTGCTACGGTGGAGGGAGCGGTATTTTCCTTGTCTACTTCGACCTCGTGCAGTGAGTGATTGCAGGGCTTTCGACGGTTCCGCAAATTTGTTCGTTCCAAGAACTTGACAAAATATCGAATTATAGTAGTATAGAATTATAAGGAAGGACAGCCTAACACAGACTGTCCTTCCGCTTTTTTATGCTCAGAAAGGGGATGACAATTTTTGGAAAACACAAGCAAAAAGCACGTAAAATGGGGGATTTTCAAGACTGCACTTTTTACGTTCCTGTTCGTCGCAGTATCCGTTTTCTACTTTCTCTCCACCAACGTGACACTCGCACAGGCCGAAGAACGCTCGAACCACAAATCACCTCCTGCAGCAGAGGTTGCCGCCCAGATGGACGACACCAAGCTGTCGGAAAAAACGCAGCAAGATGTTCTGGAACTGAAGGAAGGAGTTCTCGACCCTCTTTCCGACATCACAGAAGTAGAGAACTCTGAAGATGACCCCGACGCCGTGGAGGAAGTACAGGAAGTCGTTCCGACAGTCTGTTCCTACTGCGGCTCTGAGAACCATAGTTCCTCAATCTGTGCAAAGAGGTCTATCGCCAATGGTGCCTATGGGCGCTGGGTGATTCCGTCTGTTGGCTGCAATATAGCGGCCTACTCGTGTAACTGGGATGCAGACCAATCCTATGTTCAGGAAATTACTGACAGTTCCGACAGTGCAGCTTTCTTGACTTGCGGCGGCGTTGGTGTTCTTGCGGACCACAATGACCAAGGTTTCTGTGGACTTTCCAATATTTCTGTTGGCGCAAAAGCCTACATGGATTTTGGTGATGGTGCAACTTACTACGAGTGCTATCAGGTTGAATACGGACACAATACCGGCGAAAAGATGCTCGATGGAAATGGAAACATAATGAGCTACAGCAACTATTCTTCCGGCACCGTGATTTGCTACACCTGCCTTGACCACTGGACCAACATTTACATCACTTACTGGACGCCGGTATAAGCGCCAGACACCCACTCTACTCTAAGAAAGGACAAAACCGTGAAAACGAAATTCAAAATCCCTCGGTGGGCACTCTTCACCGTTATCATTCTGGCCTTTATCGGGGGTCTCTTTGCCATCTCCATGCTGCCTGCTTTCGCATCACGTGAAAGCTCTCCGCCTTTGGCAGTAGCAGAAGCCGCGCAGAACGAGGAAAAGGACGCAAATTCTGATGCTCAGACTCCCGAAGCAAACGAGACATCCGATGAGCATGGAAGCACTGAAACTCCCGTAGAGGACGAGCCTCAGGCAGACGATGCTGTCGTCGTTGAAGCGACTCCCTCCGAAGAGCCTGTTCAGGAAACTCCAACCACCTGTTCCTACTGCGGCAGCGCAGAACACACCAAAGACTACTGTGCCGTCCGTGCCGTGGACAATGGCGCCGTTGGACGGCTCCGGATTCCCTCTGTCGGTGTTGACGTGGCTGTTTACGACGTCACTTGGTACTCTCTGCAGCATACCACCGAGAGTGACAACTACACGCAGGCCGTTACAGATGCATGGGACAGCGCAGCACAAATCGTCTATCTCGGCCAGACCGTTATTGGCGACCATAATAATCAGGGCTTCTCCGCCATCAACAACTGCTCCGAAGGCACCTACGCTTACATCGACATGGGCGACTCTGTCCTGGCCTATGTTTGCACCGGCATCCAGCATGGTCGCAACCCCGGTGGCTATCTTACCGGCGCCGATGGCGACAGTGTCTATACTTCATACTTTAATCCGGATGGGCTCACTTTGTATACCTGTCTTGACCATAATTTCAATGTCGCTATCGTGACATTCCAGCCTGCTTGAAGGGGGTGCAGCTTTAATGAAAACAAAGAAGATTTCCCGCCGCGCTGTTACGCTGGCTGCCTTTTTGCTGGTAAGTGCATCATCTTTACATATGGCTTGTGCAGAGGCTTCGGTGCCTTTCGATTACTTTACTGATGACCTCTCTGTGTCCGCTGCCGCCGTTGTGGAGGAAGATAAATACTTGCCTCCTGAGTGGTTCACAAAAGAAAATGTTGTAAGTGAAGTGGACTCAGACACGCCTCCGGAGGAGACTCCTACCCCTGCGGGCGAACCCTCTGTGGCGACCCTCGTGCCTGAGCTCGCACCGGAAACCGCAGCAGCCTGCAGCTATTGCGGCAGCGCAGGGCACTCGCAGAATAGGTGTGCCGTTTACGCTGTCGAACAGCGAGGTGCCGTTGGGCGTTGGTCTATCCCTTCTATTGGAATAGATGTCGCTTGCTTCACCTATGTGCTTGGAAGCGATTCCTTCGAGTACGGACAGGCAATTTGTGACGCTGCCGATAGTGCCGGGTTCAGTGCGTATGGGAGCCAGTATCTCATTGCAGACCACAACTATCAGGGCTTTTCTGCCATAGCCAACTGCGCGGTTGGTGCGGTGGGATATATGGATTACGGAAACAGTCGAACAGAATATGTTTGTACTGGGGTGGAGTATGGGCACAATGAAGGCACGGAACTGACTGATAATGACGGAAACGATGTTGCGTACAACAACAGTGGAGGAATTACCCTTTACACCTGTTACAACGGCTGGCAAAACGTCGTCATAGCGTATTTTACTCCGGTTTAACCGCTGGCCGCTGATGCTGAAGGATATTTGAGGTTGGTTGTGCGGCGGCGCATCCAATCTTACATATCCCAGTTCTGAAAGGAAATGATAAAAATGGCACGTCCCGTTGAAACCATAGACCCCAAGTTAGAAACGAGCAGATATATAACTGTTGATGGGGAGTATGAAGAACGAGAATCCTTTGCCGGAATGGTTTACAGCGACTCTTTACTGCAATCATTCTTCAGGAGGACTTGGAAGCGGCTTGAAGACGCCGCAAATGCCCATCAGGATACTCCCTGATGGGCATTTTTCCCAAGAACTTACGACTTGTCATTTTTTTATGTGGGTTGTATAATATAAGTGAACGTCTTTGCAGAGGGCGTAACTTATAGGAAAGGGGACTTATGCCTACAGAAAGAAAGAAGAAAACAACAAAAGAAGAAAACGCAAAAAATAACTCAACAAAAAACACAATAAAAAACCCAAGAAACTCAACAAGTAACGCGAAAAGCAAGAAAGAAAGCAAGTCTCTTTTGGGGTTAAAGGACCTGATGGAAGATACGTCTCCAGAAAAAGTCGTCGGCTGTTATGTTCGCGTGTCTACCGATGCACAGGCGGAGCAGGGATATTCTATACCTGACCAAACAGCCAAATTGCAGGCCTTTTGTACCGTAAAAGGCTGGGAGAACGCGAAATTCTACACGGACCCCGGATTCAGCGGCAGCAACTTAAATCGACCGGCAATGCAGGAAATGATATCCGATGCGATGGAAGGGAAGCTGAAGGCGGTTGTCGTCTTCAAGCTGGACCGCCTCTCCAGAAGTCAGAAGGATACTCTTTATTTAATAGAAGATGTATTTCTTCCGAACGAGGTGGATTTTGTAAGCATTTCCGAGGCCCTCGACACTACCACTCCATATGGACGAGCGATGATAGGCATTTTGAGCGTCTTCGCCCAGTTGGAACGCGAGAATATCTATATGCGAACCCGTATTGGAATGATGGGTCGTGTAAGTGCGGGATATTGGCGTGGCGGCGGAAATGTTCCGTTTGGCTATGATTATGACAAGGCAAGCAAATCCCTTATCCCAAATGCTGACGCGCTGAAAGTGCCGCAGGCTTACGACCTCTACATCAAGGGCTACAGTTGCCAGAAAATTGCGGATATGCTCGGACTTAGTAGCGAACAGCTCGTGAGGAATATTCTCACCAAGCGCACATATTGTGGCTACATCAACTACAAAGGCAAAGACTATAAGGGTTTCCACGAGCCTTTGATTGATGAAGAGCGGTTCATGCTCGTGGCTGCAGAAATGGAACGCCGTGGGAAGGAAAACCTCGCAGTCTGCGGCAACAATAAATGTTATCTTCTTACCGGGCTTGTTTTCTGCGGAGATTGTGGCGCCAGAATGCGGTACATGAAGTGGGGGAAGTATATCCGTATCGTCTGCTACTCTCACACGTGTAAAAAGAACATGGTTAAGGACCCCGATTGTCCAAACAAGGGCGTTCGCGCAGATGAACTTGAGAAGGTTGTTATCTCAAAACTTTTTGACATTGGTACTGACATTTCTCTCGACGATTTTGACGACACCCACGTGCCTGCAAGTGCAGCAGAAATCCTGACGAACCGGATAGATGAGCTGAAGGAGTCTCTCAGGCGCCTATATGGACTCTATGCCGACATCGGAGACCCCATGGTGTACGAGCGCATTGAGGATGTGCGAGGACAGCTCCACGTATTGCAGAGACAGCTTGCAAGCGAGGAAACGCAGAAGCTCAAGGAAGAGCACATCAACTACGTCCGTGAGAAAATTCAGACTATTGGAGACCTCTGGCCCCATCTTACTCCTATGGAGCGCCAAACTCTTGTTCGTGATTGTGTTGAGAAGGTTATTTTGCATCACAACGGACGTGTTGAGGTTTACTACACTTTCCATACTGAGAAAGATAGTAAAGTTCTCAAAAGGAAAGGCGCATAAAAATTAGAAACGCGCCTCTTCTGAGGCGCGTTTGCTTTTCAAAAAACTTAAATCCAATTCCAGCAAAAGGGTTGTTTTTTTTCTCCTTTCCAACACCATGCCGATGGTGTTGTGAAGATGAAAAAACTCTGAGGCTGGTATTCCGAGGAGCGTGTTTTCGTGAAAACCAAACTCTACCTCCTACAAAACGAAGCATTTGACGTAATTCTTGATTATTTCAAGAACAATTCTAACTCATGTTCTATGAGCGACGACCTCTGCCTTGCTTTGAAAAAATTGGAGGAAATCAAGCAAAATAACCAGTCCCTTACGTGGAAGCAGCTCGGTATAATTGCTTCTGTTGAGAGCTACCTCGCAAACAGTGATGGTAAACCTCTAACGAGACAAAGTTTCCTTGAAAACCATTCACTTCCGTCTGCGGACGTTTTTAAGAACTCGTTTGGTAAGACATCTTTCAAATGGCTATTGGAAAGATATCCTTGTCATACAAAAAAATCTTCCACAGATTTAATTTATGGTGGAAAGGCGTATGATGATGTGGATGAAGTAAAGGATGCTTTTATAAAAGAGTATTACAGAATAAGGCCTGCAACGCAGCACGAGTTCAACTCAAAGAAAAGTAAAACTATCCCATACTGGGAGTCCTTAGCCGCACGATTTGGCGTTGTGTCATGGATAGCCCTTATCGACCTCTTGGAGCTGCCGAGGTACAACAAGCGTGGTGACAATCCGCTGAGAGTTATAGAAACTAATTTGTGCATAACGGACGAAAGGGTGTCCTTCGCAGGGAGGAAAAGACCTCATGTGTTTAGACGAACATTTTGGACAAAAGAGCTTATTCGTCAGCGTGTCGAAGGTTTCATTATTCAAAATGGACGTACCCCAAGCAGGGAAGACCTCCTTAGCATCCCTGAGTTGCCTTCGCCGGAGACATTCAATAATGTGGTGAAGATGAATTGGCGGCTTTGGATTAAAGAAACATTTCCTGACTGTGTTCCCGATAACTGGCGGTATGACCTGTTATCCAGCAAGAAAATAGACAAAAAGAAGTGGCTGGAACTATTCAAAAAGGAATACAAGAGAATTAAGCCGGCAACGGGCAATCAGTACAATCAGCAACGCACTCAAGGAACGCCAACATGGAACACAATCGCAAAACTCATAGGAGAAAGCGAACACAAATGGAGCAACATGAAAAAGGTTGCAGGGGTAGAGGATGTTCCCATTTCCACCAATAAGCCGTCCACGTAAAAAAAGACCACCGTAAGGTGGTCTTTTTTTTGCATTTTGTGGTTCTAAATTGACTCGTCCTCCGTCTCATCCAAACGTTTGATGCGTTGAAAGCCATTTGCAGAGACCTTCTTTCGACTGCCATCTGCTCTATGGAAAAAATCGCCGATAATAATGCCTTCTTCAACGTATCGTTTTGAACTGGGATGGTTTCGAGTTCCGCCCCACACCAAGAAAGAACAAAGCCATCTTTCAGGAACGGTTCGGTGGTTCTTCGCCTGAGACTGCTCCTTCCTGCATCTTTCAACGTCTTCATTGATTCTCTTGTCTGTAAGAGAAGCAAGATAATCAATATCTAAAGAGTAGAAGTCGGTTCCGTTGAAATACTTGCTCGTATGGTGCCATGACGCATACTGCAGAACCTTTGTCCGCAAGAAAGAAAGCGGGGCCTGCTTGAGCTTTTCAATGTTGCATTGAAGAGACAGCGTTCCGTTCAAAATCTCGGCCTCGATTGCGTTCAGTATGGCTGCTTTGGTCCACTTGGAACGCGGTTTTTCGCCGGATTCATAAGCATCCACAGCGTTGTTGCTCATCGAGTAGCCGGAATACCCGGCCATTACACATTCCCTCCGTCATCGGAGATACCCTGCAGAAGCAGGTTCTCGTCGATATATGTAGCTGTTTCATCTGCGCGATGCAGAAGAAAAGCCAGAGGATAGCGCGTAAAGGCCGCTGAGGTATTCTTATCTGTGGAATACTCTCCCATGTGGAAACGGATTGCAAAAGCCTCCGGCATCGTCAGGCGAATATAGCGTTCTGCAAGAAACACAGATTTATCGCCATGGCTGCCGAACGGGAGCTTCTCGTCATAGGAAATCCAAGGCACCTTCTTCCACTGTCCGGTTTTGGGGTCCTTCACATTTCTGCTGTCCCATTTATAGAAATCAGCCTTGCAGATATCGTGAAGAAGTGCGGAGATGGCAATGCTATCATTGACCATCTTCCTCTCCCCCTCGGAAAGCGTCTTTCCATTCCGCTCAATTTCCGTGAAGTATGTGTCGTTCAGACGCATAAATACGTTGACTGAGTGGTCCAGAAGCCCGCCGCAGTAGCTTGAGTGATACTTAGCACTTGCGGGCGCCGTGAAGAAATCCGTCTTCTCCAGCAGCCACAGCACAAGGTCTCTGATGCCTTTGCGTCCCGTACTGACAAGTGCGCCAATGAACGCGATGGCTTTAGATTCATACTCCTTATCGGGAGTTGTGCCGGCAGGGTCCTCTACCGTAGGGCGGTAGTCCCCGCCGTGCGCCGTGTACTTTGCGAGCGCCTGAGCTGCTGCCCATTTAATGAAGTCTTCCAATCTGTCGGGGTCGCCATTGTTAGACTGCTCGACAGTGCGGGAGAAGGCGTCATAGTCATCGAGGGCAGCTTGGCAGACGTCATCGTGACAAGCTCCCTTTTCAAACTGTCCGGAAATAGCTATCAACGCAGCTTCAGCACGCTCGTGCAGCTTTTGAATTCTCTCGAACTCAGGGGGGTAGTTGTAGCCCATAGTTATTCTCCTTTCTTGATGAAGTCCTCAGCCCTGATAGTACCGGAAGTCCATGCGCTTGTCGGGAAGCTGATTTCGGGGACTCTCTCCAGCATAGCATCCCTCAAAGCGTCTCTATAACGCTCGAAATGCCGTTTCTGGAAGCCGAGAATTCTTTCGTCATACTTTACTTCCTTCTGAAGAAGTTCAACGGCAAGAGAGTTCTCGTTGTCCTCGACCGCGATGGCGAAAAGCTCGTTTTCCATAATCACCCGCTGTGTTCTGGAAACCCACTTTTCGCCCAACACAGGCGTCATGCTGCGGAAGCGGTGTCCCAGTGTATCAACGATACACTCCAACACATCGGCCTCCTCGTTCATAGAGCCCTCCTCATCGAACAGCCACCGGCAGGTGTCCAGTTCACAGCAGGGGATATCATTCAGCAGACGAACTTCCGGTTCCTCTTTATAGGGCTCATCCTCTCGATAGACATGAAGGAAGCTGTTGGAAATGTAGTAGACGGCCTCATAAGGACCATGAACAGAAACATTACCTTTGCCCATGATTCGTTTCTCCTTTCTTTTTTTGCGACCTTTCAGGTGCGGCTGACGGTGTGGAGCTTCTGCTCCAGCAGCTCTGCCTTCTCACGGGTCGCTCCACAGGTACACATCTGCGGACAAACAAGAGGGTCGTAGTAGTCCTCGTTCTTCTCAGGGAAGAATGGCTTTCCGCCCTCATTTACACGCACCACATTAGGGCGCGGGCAGTTGTGACAGGGGTTATACATCTGTAGGTTCTCCTTTCAAATGAGCGTTTTGTGGCGTCCTGTTTCTTTGCGAAAGCGCAGAATACTGAAGTATGCGTCAGCAGGGTGCTGTGGCAAATCAGCAACTGCCTTAAACACCTCATCAATGCAATGTACGGCGAGTTCACGCTCACGAAGCAGGGAAGAAAGCATCTCCGCTGCGGCCAGCAGTTCAGTGCTGCCGGAGGCAGCACCGGACCGCTGAAGGCGGACGACCATTGATTTTACTTCTTCGCTTGGAATGTAGGTCTTTTCCATGTCGTCCTCCACCGCAATTACGGTCTCCACGGTGAATTGTGGAGTTCTTCATTGATTTGCTTTATTGTTTTTTCCTGCCACCGGTTGACGTGCTTCGTCCTTGTGAGATTAAGCTCACCAACCTTGTGAAGAGTGATACCAACTGAGCCAAAGTGCAGCCACGTACCCTCGGAAACGGATACTGTGCAGCCTTTTTTCGCACCCTTCAGCCGCTTCTTCACCGACGTGACCATTGCTTGCGTGACAATGCTCTTAGGACGTCCGGCCATCATACATACCTCGGACGGTACTCGCAGAGTCCCTGTTCAGGGTCCTATTTACTCGGAGGAAGTTCCTCATAGCAAATACCTGTCTTCTTGCTGGTAATCTTGATGGGATAGGGGAGAGATGCGTTATCCTCGTCATAGCACGCAATGTCAATGCCGATGTTGCGGATTTCCGTTCTGTAGGGCGAGAACTTATCGCCAAGCTCCTTCTTGAGATGTGCAATGAGCGCATCATGCAGGTCTTCGAAGGGAATCGACAGGTCGGCGACGACAGGATACCATGGGAAATCCTTCAGCCGATAGGTCGTTCTTACCAAAGCACCATCTTTCGTCCAGCAGTGGACGTGGGGAAGCAGGTGGTCAGGGTTTTCGGCGATAAACTTACGGTTCCAATCTACGACCAAGTCGTAGATATCCTTGCCATCGAAGATACCGTAGGTTTCATAGCATGGTTCGCAGATGAATGTCCCGTCGGGACACGCAACGTAACCCCTGCGGTCAGCGCGGAGGTTTTTGGTGTTGTTCGTGTCGGCAAACAGCCAAGAGAAACTACCCATGCCTCACACCCCCTCCATCTCGATACATGGCGTCGGGTATTCCACCGTCACGCCACAGTTTGGGCAAAGAGAGGGCATTTCGCCGGCATCGTTACACACCAGCTCCTCTCCGCAGATACAGCAACGGAAAACGCCATCGTCGCTGAGGTCAGCGACGGAAGGCCACTTGAAGAAAAACGTCTTCAGTGCCTCCATCAGCTCTTCGAAGGTCAGTTCAATGTTATCTACCAGATAGACCTTGCCGTCGGGCGTGCCGATGGTGACACCGTGGACATACTCTCCGTTCTCAGGGCACATCCTGCAGTCGGAGAACCAGTCCTTATAGAGTGCCTTGGCATCCGCCGTGACAGTGGCGTAGGAGTTGTCCATGCGCTCAAAAGTAAAGCGCACGTCAACACATTCAGCGGGCCAGTCACGTTTAACTGTATCAAGCGCAAATTTCAGGTCCATACCTTAAAACTCCTTTCCTTCAAACGGCGAATGTGTCGAGAACGCTTTTGTTCAAGCTAACCTTGACAAGATGCGCTCGCAGTGCCTCCTTAATGCGCGGCCACTCGCGCAGCAGCGCCATACCCGCTTCAACGTAGGTATCGAAAGAGGAGCCGCTGTCGTTGTCCTTTTTGACAATGGCGAGCCCAAGGTATCCGGTTCGACCACTGACGGATTTATCCGTGACCGTGATATGGTATTTGTTCTCAATCCCATTTTTATCACCGTAGTACATCTTCTCTTCGCCGAAATCTACCGTCACGCTTGTGCCGCACATATGGGGGCAAATCTCAGACACAATGTAGTCTTCGATTTTTTGAAGATTACTTCTCAGTTTCTGATGTTCTTCACTTGTAAGTCTCATATCCATTTCTCCTTTCTTAAAAAAGTATTTAGGCGAAAAGTGGGGTCTCGATACGATTCGAGACCCCACCCTTCTCTTGCCTTACAGAAATTTTTTGCGGGGAAATCAGATGGCTTAGAACGGCAGGTCGCTGTCATCCACATCGTTCAGCTCATAGAAGCCGTTGGGAGCGGGCTGGCCGTAGGTCATGTTCGGCTGACCCTGCTGCTGAGGCATGGGGGCGGGCTGACCCTGCTGAGGCATAGCCTGCTGGGGAGGATAGCCGCCCTGAGGAGCCTGCTGCGGCGCGGACTGCGGATACGCAGGGGCACCATTGGCAGCGGGGGCGCCGAAGGAAGACTGGTAGCCCTGAGGAGCCTGCTGCTGGGCATTGGGGTCCATGCAGGAACCGCTCCGGTTGCGGATGAAGTGGAAGTCGCTGACAGAGATGCTCAGGCTTCTGCCGGGAGTACCATCCTTGCGCGTATACTGCTGAATCTTCGCGGAACCGGACAGCCACAGCACAGGATTGGCGTAGTTGCCGTTTTCCGCCGTCACCATACGCATGAACCGCTTCTCCACGAGAGTCCCCTCGCCAAACGCATAGTCCAGATTGCTCTTCCTATTCTGGATGGGGATGGAGAAGTTGACGTAGGCCTTGCCCTCCGCCGTGTGCTTCAGACCGGAGCAGCGAGTGACGGCACCCTCAATATCGGTATAGATATAGGGCTCGCCGTTGCTGTTCACGGCACTGATGAAGTGGGCGGTCGTGTAGAACTTCCGGCCCTGCTGCTGGCCGTTCTGCGGTGCAGCCGGCTGCTGAGGCGCAGGAGCGGGCTGACCCTGCTGCTGGGGATAGACTCCCTGCTGGGGATAACCCTGCATCTGCTGCTGAGGGTAGCCATAGGCGGGCTGACCCTGAGGCGCACCGTACTGGGGCTGTGCCGGAGGGTACTGGCCCTGCGCCTGAGGATACCCATACTGAGGAGCCTGCTGCATACCACCGTTGTTGTTCTGATAAGACATAATTTTCTCCTTTCTTCCGCACGAAGGCGGACCAAATCCCAAAAATGTTTTGTTTTTTGTGAGGTTGGGATTTGGTTATTGATGTAGTTTTTTATATTAAAAAAGACAGCTATCCTTCAAAAAGGATAACTGTCTTTGATAAATGATGGTGTCTTGAAACGGAGATAAATCTCCTTATAAAAATATCTTCGTAATTATACTACTATACTACCACGTTTCATTATTTTGTCAACAGGACAAGGCGAGAAAAAATGAGGATTTTCCCTGTGGTTATTGCACGTGTGAAATTCTTCTGATATACTTTATAGCACGATAGAGAGGGGGCTTTTGTATGGGCCATTATGAGCGTATTTCGGTTGGCGATAAGATAAAAGAGCTCGCCATCAACGAGATTATGATTCGGATGTCCTTTGATTCCTCGGTAGGATGGAAGCTCGTTGTCGGCTTCCCTGAAATGAGAAAGGAAGAGAACGACGCCTTTATATACGGAGATTTACTGGCGGCTTTCACTGTGGTCATGGATACACCATTCTTCTTGTTCTCCTTCGGAGGCGGTCCGTGGATGGATACACCATTTGAACCGCGTATTGACGCCTCGCTGCCCTCCTTTGATATACAACTCGATGACGGTGACGGACTTGGCCTTCTCGTCATGTCTGTGGACACGAAGTATGGTGAGGTAAAGGGCTTCAGGCAGGTGGGGCTTGGGCATGGACTTAGCATGAAGGTGCTCTCCGTTATGCGAGAGCTTCAGCAGCGTCCGCCCATAACACAGGAGGAACACAGGAGGAACATCGAGCGGGCTTATCGTACATACGGGCTGCCGGAAGATATGCTTCGCACGGTGAAACCCGATGAGGTATTTGCCATCATTAACACCTGAATAATTGTAAATGAGAAAAAGCAGGGTGCTATGCACCCTGCTTTTTGTTTGTGTCAGCGTCAGACTCGTGCAACTCAGTGTAGAGCCAGTCGCCAAGCAGCGTATAACGCTTGTCGGTTTTGTTGTTCAGGATAGCCTTTTTTAAGGCTTCGGCTTTTCCGACCATGATAACACAGTCCTTTGCGCGGGTAATGCCAGTATATACCAGATTCCGACGCAGCATGGCTTTGTGTTCGGGAGATACGACCATGATAACGATGGAATATTCACTTCCTTGGCTCTTGTGTACTGTAGTACAGTAGGCCAAGTCAATGTTTTCCATCTGCTCTGCATCGTAACGGAGCTGATGTCCGTCGTCGTTAAACTCAATCGTCACGACGTCTACCTTTTTTGTCGGGTCGTCCTTGGCGGATTCAAAGGAGATGGAGTGAATCACGCCGATGTCGCCATTCTTGGCAAAATCGGTGTTTTTCGTCTGCATCACTCTGTCGCCCTCACGGAACAACTTGTTATTGAAGATTGCAAAGTTCTTTGTAGGACTTTGGGGATTGATACGTTCCTGCAGCAGCTTGTTGAATCGGTTCACATTCAATGCACTCTTGTGCCGATAGGGACAAAGAAGGGCTACATTGGAAGCACCTTTTGAAATGATAGCCCGCTGGTAGAGTTCGCATACAGCGTTCTCAATAACGGCGGGGTCTCCGGTGTTATCTTCCATGAACATAAACTGTTTTCTCGCAAAACGCAGGTTCACATCCCCCATTTGCATCTTCTGTGCGTTCTCCACGATGGGGTTTCCTTTGGCCTGACGATAGATAACGTCCAGCTTTGTGATAGGCACCACGCCGCTGCGAATCATTTCGTACAGGACATTACCGGCGCCGACGGAGGGCAACTGCTCAGGGTCTCCAACAAAGACAACCTGTGTTCTGCCCGGAATCTTCTGCAGCAGATTATATGCTACAAAAGAATCCATCATGGAACACTCGTCAATGATAAAGATGTTCCCAAACAGTGGTCCGTCACAATCTGTGCCGCCCACACAGTCATCGCCACGCAACCCAATAGCAGAGTGAATGGTAGATGCCTCTACGCCGGTCTGCTCCGTCATACGGCGTGCAGCGCGGCCTGTGGGTGCCAGCAGACAGGGGAGGGAGTTATCCTCTCCGTAAATAGCCTTATGCACATACAAAACGGCTTTTGTGACAGTCGTTTTGCCTGTACCCGGTCCACCGGTAATGATGCTTACAGGGTTCTGGAAACAGTTTATCACGGCCTCTTTCTGCTTTTCAGCGAGGGTGATGTCGTTGTCCTCCTGATACTCCTTCAGTGCCCTGTTGATGCGCTCCGTGGAGATGGGCTTATGACTCCGCATGAGCCGTTTGATGTGGCGGCTGATGCCGTATTCCTGCTCAAAGCGGCTGGCGGAGTAGAGCATGGGTCCGGCCATGCGAATGTCCCTGCGCTGGCATCCACTGTTGATGGCCTTTTTACAGACCTCCTCAGTGATGCCTTTGCTTCGAACATTTTTATTGGCTACCCTTGCCATCAAGGAAGGCAATTCAGACACGGGGACACACATATGACCGGCGGAAGCCGCCAAGTCCAAAGTGTATCGCAGTGCCTCCCGTAGACGAGCCGGATTGTCGATAGCGACGCCCTGTTCCAGAGCGAAGCTGTCTACCATATCGAAGGAAAACCCCTTTACCTCGCAGACACGGTAAGTGTCGTGCTTCAGGATTTCCACCACATCCTCGTCTGGGAACGCCTTGAGTAGTGTTTGTACCTTCCGAAGAGAGAGGTTCGCATTGCGAAGAAGCCTTGTGACTTCGCGCTCTTTCTTCGTCTCGCTCAGAGCCACCTTCAGTCTGTTGACCATCTTCTTGGATACAGTGCGCCGTCCATACTTTACACCAATCAGCCGTTCAGGTTGGGTGTCCAGTATATCCCACGTCATATCCCCGAAGGTCTTCCATACTGCCTCGGAAGCAGCGGGACCGAACCCGCAGCGCAGGCTCGATAGGTACGATATTGTGGCGTCCTTGGTTTTCTTAAACTGATACTCAAAGGATTCGACCTTGAAGGATGAGCCGTACTTACTTCCTACAGACCAGTATCCGGTCATTGTAATGACCGTGTTCCGGTTTACGTTACGGTCCTCCGCATAGGGCAGACCATCGCCGGTGGCGACAAAGGTAACGTCTGTTTGTGTGTTCTGGCACTTAATGACCTTCCAGCCATCCTTTTCGTACAGTCGATAGATAGGAACGCAGGTGATTGTTTCAAGATTCTTGCTCATCACGCACGCGCTCCCTTCAGGGGAGGCGGCGAATGGGATTATAGTTGCCATGTCGCCGGCCTCCTTTATAATTTATTTCTTTTGAAAAAACTACTTTACCTGAATGGGATTATGCGGGCTTCATCTTGCTCTTCTTAATGCTGAACGTCCGCGTTTTACACGGGATGTCCACGATACAGTCGCGGAACTTTTCCGCCAAATCGGGGTTTGTTCCGTAGAGCGTGTCAATGAGCAAATCCAGAACATCACGCTTAATCTCCGTGCCCTTACGAGGAATGTTCTTGACCTCGTATGTCTCGTCGTTGATGGTGATGAGTCCTGTATCCATGTCGGGACCCAGTGCCTCAATAAGAGGCAAGGACGCAGACTTTCGCTTTTCGTCAAGAGCCTTTTTCTGCTTATCCAGCAGGGAAGACTGCTCAGACAGCTCCAGCCATTCAGAGACCTTACCGGCGAGGTCATCGGGAAGCGTGCGCGTAACGGTGGTCTTTCCAGCAGTGGAAGCCAGCCCGGAGGCCAGTCCGTTGAGCACCTGAATTTCCTTCTCCATGTCGCCGGTATACTGGGGAACGCTGTTGTTCTCAACGTAAGTTTCCCACCAGTCTGCCTCAGCCTCAAGCTGGTCGTGCTCTGCTTCCGCATCACGGGGCATAAACCGCCGCTTGAACTCAGACAGGTCATAGGAGGAGCCCATATACAGGTCTCCAGCCTCGTAATCGTGCGTCAGGATGGCGCCGATAAACGTACCCTTGATGCGCTCGTCGTTCAAAACAGCGGGATACTGCCGCATCTGGGGGATATACTGGGGCGGGACTTTGTTGTTGACCCACGCCGCGAAGTTCTGCTCCTTGGTCGTTTTCGCTTCGAAGACGAACAACTCGTTGTTCAGCTCCACGATGGCGTCAATGTTCGCCGTAACACAAGGAAACTCCTTACTGCGGAACATTCTGTATTCGGGGATGCGCTTGGCGCCGGTAAGCGCACAAAACGTATTCACGACTACATCTTCCAAGAAGTGACCACGAACAAACACGGAGCTGTTGCTATCCTCCCGTTTCAGGTTGGGATTTCCAACCTTGTCATGGTACAACTCCGTCTGCGTGCGATAGTGGGACGAGCCCATAATCACAGCCGCATCAGAACCGCCAATGCCGAGATGACGGATAGCCTCCCATTCATGGGTGGAAACAAAGCGGCAGTCAACGACGGTCTCCGCGTTGGGCCACTCCATACGGGGCTGGGGCAGAGGCTTCGTTTTGCCGTAGAGATTGCTCTCGAAGAGAACGGCATCGCGCAGCTCCTCCGGCGTCAAAGCGTCAAAGTCGCCATTCTCTGCCTGCATCTTCTTGAACACATCCGCTGCGGTTTCCGCGAACGACTCAACCGGCAACAGAGCAGCGACGCAGAGGTCCTTCGCCGCCTCCAATACCTCCATGCGCTGCCGGATGGCAGCCATGGTGTTGATGAACGGGATTGCAGCACGCGGGTCCATCCACATGGGAACCGCTGTGGGGAGATTGCACTCAAAATACATTTTTCGTTTTCTCCTTTCTATGTGTGAGGGTAGGGTGCGGCTAACGCCGCACCGCACCCTCCATATACGCTTCAATGCTCCACTTGTTCTTAAACCGCTTATTTACGGTACTGATGGGGTCGGTGCTCATAAAATCATCGCGGAGGCGACGAATTTGTGCCGCTTTGGTGCCTGCACAGTATTCCATAGAGCCCGTGCGAATCATCTTTGTGATATGACGCTTCATGCCGTTGGGAGTGAAGGAAACCATTGTGGGACGTTTGCTGTCCTTATGAAACAGCAAATATACGACTTTCACTTGCCATCACCGTCCTCATCGTCCTCGTCGGCGTCATAGACGTCGTCGGAAAAGACCAGCGTGGTATTGAAGTCAACGACTTCAGACACGCCATGCGTGAAGCTCATCAGCTCAAAGCCGTGCCTCGTGCAGATTTCGGCGGGGACGTTGAGGAAATCGCCGTAGTTGAATTCTCCACAGTTGTGCTCGTACATATCCAAGCCTTCCTTCGTGTGGCAGAATTCGACAGCGGCGTCACGAATGGCCCTTTCGAGGTCGAAATCCTCGTAGGGGATGGAAAACACCATTGTGGTGATATCCACATTCAGCCCATCTCGGTCCACCGCGTTGATGACCTTCGTGACTCTCGTAATCATATCCGCGTAGTATCCATCACCATTTTCGTCATAGACAACATACAGCTCCTCGCCATTGTCAGTATCGTCGCAGAGATGTGCGTCACCATCTACATCAACAGTGAAAGACATCTCGCGCTTATCGGGAAGACGGTGGCAAACCTTGTCACCGCCCCTCAGCTCGCGGAACGGAACGTAAAGCATAACACCATCGCGCTCGACACGGACGGGTGTGTTCCCGTTCCCGAACACTTCAAAAATCGAAGCCATACTCATTTTTCTCCTTTCTTTATTTTGTCTTGAAGTTCAGGGGCGTGAACAGTTTAGAAATCTCGTCCGGTTCGTCGGGCAAGGGTTCTGTAACACGGTTCAGCTCGTTATAAGCGCCGAGAGAACCTTCCGGGTAGGTGGTGTCCACCTCGCCGGTTTCATAGCGCAAATGCAGCGCGATAGAGCCGTCCTCAGTGGTCTCGAAGCACGGCTCGACCGTGAGTGATTCCGCGTCGGTGAAGTCTATCAGTCGGCAGCCATCCTCGTCGAAGGGGCTGTGTAGGGTAATACTCACCTTAGAACCAATACCATAAGGGCCTAAGATGTAAGGCTTCTTGCCCTTTCTGTTGGAGATATACTCCGCTAAGGGGACGATAACCTCATTGAGCCAGAAAGGACTCTTGATGTTATCCGCATCCTTCTTACGCCCCTCAGCGATAAGATGCCTTCGTTCTTCTTCAGCAGCCGCGTATTTCTCGTCAAATGCGGCGATAAGCTCGCTTACCTTCATGTTTTTTCTCCTTTCTCAGAATGGCAGCTCAGGCAATTTGAACCGCCCTGTCGTCCCAGTATTCGTCAGCGCCGATTTTGCGTGCATCGCCGCCAAAATAGGCAACACGAAGAGGCTCGGCCTCGTTCACATAATCGAAGGTCAACCCAACCTCCGCGCAGGCGCGGAGAGCCTCATTGAGAGGCTCCCCGTGCCGGCAGGTCCAAAGGATAAGAACAGTGCCAGCGGCCTGTTCTGCCTTTGCACGGTTGATGACATCCCACTTGGGTTCGTAGATGTGGGGAAAGTCCGTGACGAACAGCGTGCCATCAAAATCAACGGCAATGCAGCGGGGAAAGGGAAGGTTGGCTTCCACCTGAGGAGCAACAGTTGTTCTCAGGTCAGTTGCCATACAGCTCCCTCCTCACTTCGCTTTACGAGCTTCATAGTGCCACGTGTGCAGGGCTTGGTAAGTTTACCATCCTCCCAGCGCACATTGGCGCAAGGACTGACGCGCCCACACGCAGCACAGTAGCGGACAGAAAGCCCAACTACGGTCCCTTTTGCGCTCCCATCCCGGCTCAGAACGACGTCTCCAAAGCAAATGTTACTCATCGGTGCCGTCCTCCTTCTCGAACATCTTTTCATATGCCGCGTTGACACAGCAGTCAACGCAGTCGCTGTCCGTGCAGTTTTCCTCGTTAATCTGCTGGCGGCAGAACTTGGAAAAAAGACACTTGAAGGAGGAAACCTCCTGAGAGGAAAAGTCGTTGTTGGCATAAATGCTCATTTCTTTTTCTCCTTTCTTTACGATGCCTGCTGGAAGGTGTAGCTCTGACGCCCCCATTCGACGGTGCCGCCAACGTCGTACTTTGCCCATTCCTTATCCATGTGAAGGATTTTCGCCACCTGCTCCTCCAGATTCGTGATGGTCGTCTGGGAAGCACCGGCTTCCTTGGCGTAGAAGGGGATGTCCGACATGGACAGATATACGTCGTGCATGGGGACAAAGGGCATACCCGCAGTCAGTCTGGCAAGGTCCTTTCTGGCCTCGTCAGCATACTTTTTAGGCAGCCCCAGCTTGTTTGCAAGGCCGATAAGCACATTTTCAGGGTGCTCGACCTGCACGCTGGTCAACTTGTCCAGCGCCTCGGTCATGTCGATGAACTGTGCATACAGACCGTCCAACGCCTCCTCAAAGGCGGGAACTCCGTCCTTGCCGTTGCTGCTTCTGGTGTGCTTGACAGCAATGCCGTCAGTGAAGCGAACACAGTTGCCGGCTGGCTTCTGGAAATAGGGTACTGCCGTGGCGCAGCTATTGCCGGTATCAGAGGAAAAGAACTTGACGACCGGCATCATGTTCATAGAATGAACTGATGTAATGCCGTGTGCGTCCAGTGCATCCTCATAGATAGTCAGCATTTCATCCTGCTTGTCAGGCAGCGCCCACATACATACCGTGGCACTGTGGCTGTTCTCTCCGCCGAGGAATTCCACCTTACCGAACCTGTCGTTCAGCTTCCGGATGGTTGCTGTCAGAAGCTCGGAGATGGGCATAACGCGGTAGCCGCCGCCGTTATCGGAATGCAGGGCCGCGATGCGTCCATAACGCTCCAGAAGAAGGGTCAGGCTCTTATCCGGCGCCGCACGAAGCCCGTTATTCAGCACCTCTGCGGAGCAGTAGGGCGTCATACGGGAGAATGCGGAGCCGAACAGCTTCGCGGTGTTATGCAGGGAACCGATGGCGGTGTCGCGCAGTACCCATGCGTTGGGCTCGTTGGTCACAATGAAGTGGGAACCCGTGCTGGGGTCAGCGGCTTCCATTGCCGCATCCAGCGTTACCTTGCGGGTCAGCATGGGGTCGTCAGCGATTTTCTGCACCACAATGGGGACCTCAATGGGCTCCAGCGGAACTACGTGGATGCTCTTGGAAGGAACACCGGGCAGCCAGCGGCTGTTCTGCTCCATCTCCTGAACTTCCTGCAGAAGCTCGCTCTCCACGCTCGTGACAAAGCGGTAGTTGTCCTGCTCTCTGTTGATAGCTCTTTCCATGATTTTTTCTCCTTTCTTGAGCCGCCTTCCGTCTCAAAACGGTCAGGAAACTTATGCTCACACGAAATTTAAGAGGTAATATATATGAAAAAGACAGTTACTCCACATGAAGGAATAACTGTCTTTTATAAATGATGTGACTTGAAAAACGGAGATAAATCTCCTTATAAAAATATCTTCGTAATTATACTACTATACTA